TTAGCACCAGACGGCCCAGCTAGAACAGGTGCACTGATTCGTGAACTAGAAGGTGTGATGAGTCATAGTATTCTATCAGGCCCTAAAACACCAGTTCGAGCAATCATGGGTACATCTACTGCAACATTCTTACGACCACTAGCTTCAGCATTAGGAGCAGTTGTACGTTATCCGTTTGAGGGTGACTCTGCTACACTTAGAAGTAGCCTAGCTGCGGTCAATGGTATGATAGAAGCTATACCTGAGTCGTTTACTTTGTTCAGAGAAAAACTAAACTCATACTGGAAAGGTGATATACGTACAATCAAAACACGTTTTTCAGAGTATACACAGGCAGATGATAACTGGGAGATATTACGCCGTTGGGCAGAAGATAGTGGTAGAGCTGACGCTGGTGAAGTAGCAGCATTTCGTATGGCTAACATGGCTAGACAAATGAACAATACTAACCTGTTTACATACTCTACAAAGATCATGGCTGCAACTGACGATGCGTTTGGTTACATTCTTGGCCGTGCTAAGATGCGTGAAAAAGCTATGCGTAGAGTCTTAGACATGCAAAGTATTGATGGTATCAAGCTACCGGAAATAAACAAAGATTTGATGAAAGCATATGAAGATGACTTTTATTCACAGGTGTTTGATAAAGATGGTAATATTATAGATGAAGCTACAAAGTTTGCACGTAAAGAAGTAACACTAACACAAGATCTTACAGGCTTTGCAAAAGGTCTTAACGATGTATTTAGTGCTGCACCTCTAGCCAAACCATTCTTTTTGTTTGCTAGAACAGGTGTAAACGGTCTTGCTCTTACAGGTAAGTATACACCCGGTTTTAACTTCTTAGTCAAGGAGTTTAACGACATAGCATTTGCAAACCCAGCTGACTTAGCAAGTGTAAACAAGTATGGTATCTTTACACCAGAAGAGCTTGCTAATGCACGTGCGTTGCAAACAGGTCGATTGGCAATGGGCTCTGCTGTAGTATTCATGGCCGTCAATGCTTGGATGCGTGGTGATCTTAATGGTAACGGCCCAGTTGACAGACAGAAAAGACAAGTTTGGATAGATGGTAAGTGGGAGCCTAGAACAATTAAGCTAGGTGACGTACGTATAGGTTACGACAACTTTGAACCATTCAACCTTATCATGTCTACAATCGCTGACGTAGGTGACGCAAGTGAGCTGATGGGTGAAGAGTGGACAGAAAACCAGTTAGGCAAGATATCTCTTGTTATAGCACAAGCGATTACAAGTAAGTCATACCTAGCAGGCATACAGTCATTTGTAGACTTATTTGGTGCTAGACCCGGGCAAGGCCCGCGTATTGTAGCATCTCTTGCTAACAACACCGTACCTCTTGCTGGTCTACGTAATGAACTTGGTAGATTATTTACACCATACATGCGTGAAATAAACTCAGGTATAATACAGTCTATACGTAACAGAAACTTACTTACTGAACAATTAGCTGGTAAACAACAGCTACCTATTAAATACGATATATTAAAACCTAATACTCCTTTAAAAGATTGGGATTTTATGACAAGACTGTACAATGCAGTCAGTCCTGTAACTTTAAACTTAGAGCAAAGTGAAGGTAGACAGCTACTATTTAATAGTGGTTATGACTTACGTACATCTACATATTATGCTCCTGACGGTACAAAACTTACAGACAAACCAGAAATTAGATCTTTATTTACACAGGCTATAGGCGAGTATAATTTAGAACTAAAACTTAATAAGCTAGCAAAAGATCCAAAAATCATTGCTTCTTTACAAGAAATGTATACAGATATAAAATCTGGTAGACGTGGTGATTTTGATACAAAGGACTACTACCATAACAGAATTATAGGAAAAGAGTTCTATGCAGCACGTAATCAAGCTTGGGCTAAAATTAGCAAACTACCTCAAGTACGTCAAGTTATACTTGAACAACGTAAACAGGAAATTGCACGTCTTAATAAACGTTCGGATACCGCAAACATCCTCAACATACCTAAATAAATGGCAACAACATTCGTAGAATATACTGGGGATGGTAATGCGACTAAGCAGTTTACCTTCCCTTCATACCAACAAGCTGACATAAAGGTAACAGTCGACGGCGTAGCTAAAACAGCTGGCAGTCACTTTAACATTACTAGCTACACTACAACTGGTGGCGGTAACGTAGTCTTTACGTCAGGTAATATTCCATCCAGTCCCGCCCTAATTCGTATTTTTCGTGACACTGATGTAGATAGTGCTAAGGCTACATTTACAGCAGGGTCATCAGTCAAAGCAGCTGACTTAAATAATAGTATAACACAGCTCTTGTATGCTGCACAAGAAGAGCAAAACCAACCAGAGCAAACTGCTGACATACGTGACGATGCAGTAACTACTGCTAAGATTAAAGATGCAAACGTTACATCTGCAAAACTAGCTAGTGGTGCAGCTGTTGCAAATATAGCTACTGGTAGCATTACAACTGCAAAGATAGCAGACGACGCTGTTACAGCTGACAAGCTAGCTAACTCTATCAATACTGAGATAGCAAACAACACAGCTAAAGTGACTAACGCTACACATACAGGTGACGTTACAGGTGCTACATCTTTAACTATTGCCCAAGACGCAGTTACTACATCTAAGATAGCTGCTGACGCTGTGGTCGGTGCTAAGATAGCAGACAACGCTATCGACTCTGAGCACTACACAGATGGTAGTATAGATACAGAACACATAGCTGATGATGCAGTTACTGCTGCTAAACTGGCAAACACTTCTGTAACTGCCGGTACATACAATACTCCAAATATAACAGTAGATGCTCAAGGTAGAATTACAGCAGCAGCAACTGCTAATGCTAGCATTGCTGACGGTCAGATAACTACAGCTAAGATTGCTGACGATGCAATTACTACAGATAAACTAGCTAACTCTATTGTTTCTGACATAACAGCGAACAATGCAAAGGTTACAAACGTAACAACAAACCTTACTACTACTACAGCTACTGGATCAGTTACTATAAACAGTAGTGATGGAACTAACGCAACCATAGGCGAAGCAACAAGCTCTGCCGCTGGTGTAATGTCAACAGCCCATCACGACAAGTTAGATGGTATCGAAACTGGTGCTCAAGCAAACCCAACTAATGCAGAAACTAAAACTGCATACGAAGCAAATAGTGATACTAACGCTTTTACTGATGCAGAAAAGACTAAACTAGCTGGTATAGACACTGGAGCTAAAGATGACCAGACAGCTAGTGAAATCAAAACACTACTTCAGTCTGATAAGTTAACTAACAGCGAAATAGCAACAGGCACACTTGATGGTAGGTACTATACACAGACTCAATCTGATGCTAGATACTTTAACGTAAGTTCTGGTGACACTATAACAAGTGGTGATACATTTCCAGATAACGACAACACGATTGCTACAACTAAAGCTATCAACGCACGTATCATTGACTTAGTTGATGACGTAGGTGGTTTTGTACCTATAGCAAACGAAACAAGTTTTCCTAATACTAACCCTGACGTTAATAATGGTGCAGGGACTATTGTAAGTATAGGTTCATTGTCTTCTAACCTTACTTCTAATGGAAGTGGTGTGATAACTATTTCTAATGGAACTGTAGGTAACTCTACTGTAACCATTACAGGAGCTGATAATAGTACAACTTATAATGCTGGATATGGTCTACTTGTAGAAACAACCAGTACACTTAATACTTATACTTTCCATAGATTATCTTCTAAAGCAACTGAAGTTACAACAGTAGCTGGTAGTATTTCTAGTGTTAATACTGTAGCTGGTGCTATTAGCAATGTTAACGCTGTAGCTAATGACGCAACTGATATTGGTACAGTGGCTGGTTCTATAACTAATGTAAACAACGTTGGTGGTAGTATTAGTAATGTAAATACTGTAGCTTCTAATATATCAAACGTTAACGCTGTTGCAGCTGATGCAACTGATATAGGAGTTGTAGCTGGTAAAGCAACAGAGATAGGTAGATTGGGTACAGCTGATGCAGTAGCTGATATGAATACCTTGGGTACATCAGCAATCGTATCTGACATGGATACACTTGCAGATATATCAAGTAATATAACTACTGTAGCTAACAACTCAAGTAATGTAACAACAGTTGCAGGCATATCTGGTAATGTAAATACAGTCGCTGGTATATCTAGTAACGTAACGGCAGTTGCTAATGATGCAACAGATATTGGAACAGTAGCTAGTTCTATAAGTAACGTTAATACAGTTGCTGGTAGTATTTCTGACGTTAATAATTTTGCAGACCAGTATCAAGTAGCATCTTCTAACCCATCAACAGATGGTGGAGGTAATACACTAGCTGCTGGAGATTTATACTTTAACACGACACATAATGAGTTAAGAGTACATACTGGATCAGGTTGGGTACAGGGTGTAACTAATACTAGTAACTTAGCTTCTTTAACTACTAACACATTTACAGGACAGCAGCAGATAAGTAATACTGCACCTAAATTATTATTTACTGATACAAACGAAAACTCAGATTATTCTATAGTTGTTAATAGTGGTAATTTTGCAATACAAGATGAAACTAATAGTGCTGTTAGACTTTCTCTTCAATCAGATGGTGATTTTGAATTTAATACAAAGATAGAAGCTAAAAGCGGACTTGATGTAACAGGTAACATCACAGTATCAGGAACAGTTGACGGTGTAGACATTGCTGCACTTAACTCAACAGTTAGTGGTATTACATCTAACGCAACACACACAGGAGAAGTTACAGGTAGTGGTGCTTTAACTATTGCAGACAACGTAGTAGACGAAGCAAACCTAAAGGTATCCAACTCACCTACTAATGGCTATGTACTAACAGCACAGTCTGGTAATACAGGTGGTCTTACATGGGCTGAAATGAGTGCTGGTGTAACAAGTGACTCTGATTATAATACCGTAGCTGGTACAAATGCTGGTGATAGTATAACCAGTGGAGAAAAAAATACTTTATTTGGTTATGATGCTGGTACAAGTATAACTGATGGTGATGATAACACTTTCATTGGATACCATGCAGGTAAAAATAGTACAAGCGGTTCGGGTTCTGTTTTTATAGGTGAAAGAGCAGGTCGTGATAATACTACAGGAAGTGACAACATATGTATTGGACAAGCAGCGGGTCAAGAGAGGACTACAGGTCACTCAAACGTAAGTATAGGTACTTTATCTAACTATGCTGGCAATGGAACTCGGAATGTTTCAGTAGGATTTTACTCATTAAGTACTAACCCTGCTAATTATAATACAGCAGTTGGTGGACAAGCTTTACGATACATCAATAATACTAATGCTACAGGAAACGTAGGTGTCGGGGAATCAGCAGGTAAAAATGTTACTTCTGGTGCACACAATACATTTATGGGGTATTCAGCAGGTGCTAGTGGAACTAACGATCTTACTACTGGTGCTAATAATATTATTCTTGGATATAATGCAGCAGCAAGTGCAGCAACAGTATCTAACGAAATAACTTTAGGTAACTCTAGTATCACCAAGTTTAGAATCCCCGGTATTAATGTTGAAGCAGAAGACGGTATCTTATCTCTTAGAACTGGTAGTGGTAGTGTAGCAGAAGTTAGATTCTTTTGTGAATCCAGTAACGCACACTATGTAGCTGTTAAGTCCCCTGCACACTCTGCATACTCTGGTAACGTTAACTTTGTACTACCACCAAACGGAGGTACAAACGGTTACGTCTTGCAAACAGATGGTAGTGGTAATACATCATGGGCTGCTGCTGGCGGATTAGGTTCAAATGAATATGCTCTTAAACATATTAGCAATTCTGGTAGTGCAAGTGCTAGTGGTGTTAATATGTATGGAGGTTATCGAGCTGGAGGTCAAGGTGCTAACTCAAACATTACTACTGGTGAAGATAACCATGCCATAGGTTATGAAGCTGGTGAAGAAATAACATCAGGAAGCAGCAATACTCTCTTTGGATATCTAGCTGGAACAAATATAAGAACAGGTAATAGCAACGTTGCAATAGGAGCGGAGTGTTTGCATGATATTCAATCTAATCATGGAAACGTTGCTGTTGGAAAAGATTGTTTAAGAAACCTTTACAACGGAGATAATAGTTTTAACGTTGCAATAGGTTACTATGCTATGAGAGCTGCTAGTACAGCCGCAAGAAACGTTGCAGTTGGTAACGGTGCTAATAACTCTATAACTACTGGAGATCGCAACGTAGCGATTGGTGATGGTGCTAATGCTGGTACAACTGGAAGTTACAACGTAGCATTAGGTGCAACTTCTGGTAGTGATACTCTTACTGGTATAGGTAATATAGCTATAGGTTTTAACGCTGGTAATAACCAAACATCTTCTGACGAATGTACATATGTCGGTAGAGATGCTGGAAGATATACAACAACTGGAGATCAAAACGTAGCGTTAGGAGTTTCGAGTGGAAGCAGTATTGAATCTGGAGACAACAATATATGTATTGGTTATCAATCAGATACTAGCTCTGCAAGTGAATCTAATACAATAAATTTAGGTAATAGCAGTATTACTAAGTTTAGAATCCCCGGTATAAACTTTATCTTAAAAGACAACGGTGGTACACCAACACAGGGTCATGTACTAACAGTTGATGCTAACGGTGAAGCTGGCTTTGCCGCTGCTGCTGGTGGTGCATCATCATTAAATGATTTATCTGATGCTAGTACTGATGGTGGTAACCAAGTTTATATAGGTAATCAAGCTGGTCAAAACGCAAATTATACCTCCCCTTCTAATACGTATATTGGTTATCAAGCTGGACAAAACACCTACGGCAACCAATCAAGTGTTTTTGTAGGATACCGTGCTGGTAGAGCAGCAGAAGGTAATAGTAACGTAGCTATAGGTAATGAAGCTTTACAAGCTGATAGTCACGCAAGACAAACAGTTGCTATAGGTCAGGGAGCTTTATATAGTTATAACGATCAGACTTCAAACCCTTATCAAGGCAACACTGCTGTAGGAAGGGCGTCACTATACTCCGATACAACTGGTAACCATAACGCAGCCTTTGGAAGGATGTCAGGTTATAACGTTACTACAGGAAGTGAAAACGTATTAATCGGAGCTGGTGCTGGATACGGTACTGATGGAACTGGAGGGTTAACTACAGGTTCAAATAATATACTTCTTGGTTACGCAACATTACCTAGTTCAGCAACTGTAAGTAATGAAATAACTATTGGTAACAGCAGTCATACTAAGTTTAGAGTACCCGGTATAAGTCTTGAAGCAACTGCTAGTGCAGTAACTCAAGGCGGTGTATTCTACGAAAACAATACAACAGTTTCATCTGACTATACAATTACCAATGGTCGCAACGCAATGGCGGCAGGCCCAATAACTATTGCGAGCGGCGTAACCGTTACAGTTGGTGCCGGTGAAACCCTTACAATCGTATAAATTATGAGTCAAATAAAAGTAAATAGTATCATCCCCGTTGCCGGTGTTCCTACCGGCGGTGGCGGTGGTATAATTCAAATAAAACAAACAGTTATATCTGACGTTAAATCATATACCGCTGCTTCCTACGTTTGGACAGATATGCCCGGATTTAACTGTACTATTACACCAACTAGCAGTAGCAGTAAAATAATGATATTCGTTGGAATAGGTGGTATACACCAAGATGCCGGAAGTATTATCGGAAAAGTTTTAAGGGGAAGCACAGACATTGGTATAGGTGACGCAGATGGCAACAGACCTAGATGTGGTTTTAGAATGTATGGAAGCAATGTTTATAATGGAAACCATTGTGGTAGTTATCAATTCATTTTTTTAGATAGCCCTGCAACTACGAGTGCAACAACTTATAAACTTCAAACTGCTGGTGAAAGTGGTACAAGCTATCCTGTCTATCTAAACAGAACTCTTAATGACAGTAATAATGATTACAACTATAGAGGTAGACCTATAAGCACAATGACAGTCATGGAGGTGTCAGCATGAGTACATTAAGAGTTAATACAATACAAGAAGCAGATGGAACTGCTTTTTCTTTTGGTAAAATTTTACAACTAAAAACTGCTTCTAAATCAAATGTTTTTAGTACAGGTGGTAGTGCAAACGGAGCAACAGACATTACTGGTTTAAGCGTAACTATGGATGCACCAGCTTCATCTAGTAGTAAATATCTTGTTTTAGCTAATATTGCCGCATCATCTAATTTTGTTGGGTCTTCTATATTAATAAACGGAACTACTACAGGACAGCTATTAACAGGATCTTCAGGATCTTCTGGAACTAATGGCATGTCTCCCTGTATTTATAGTTCAACAGGAGTTGCCAACCCTGCTCATATGTACACTTTATCAGTTGTAGATTCTCCTAGTACGACCACAGCACAAACTTATAAAGCACAAGTTTATGTTCGTTATGTCTTTCAATCTGGATTTGAAACTTACATAAACAGACCACGTACTACAAGTTTTTCTGGTCAAAGTGGAGGAAGTGGTGGAATGACTTGGCCAACCTCAACTATAACAGTTATGGAGATAGCAGCATGAGTCAGTTAAAAGTAAATTCAATAGTCCCAGTTGGTGGCTTATCAAGTGGCTTTAATGGTGGAATTATTCAAATGAAGCAAGTATATAAAACTGATGCTTTTTCAATGAATAGTGATTCAATGACTGATTTAACTGGAATGACAGTTACTATAACTCC